TATTCTTTATCAGGTTCCCAAGTCGCGGCGTCGGCTACCATGTCCACTCCGTCGCCATCGAGAATGTCCATTGTGGTGTAGGACGTTGCGTTTGGCCAAGCGGTCCGAGCGGTACCATTGATATTTCTTGCCCCAATGTCCAATACGGACACTGGCTTGTCGGTACCATGCTGATTGATCCATGCCATAGCCTCTACATGCAATGTCATTCACCCCACACTGTACTATGTGGAGTTCTGGTCTCAGCCCTACGCGGTGCGTAGAAATAGCACGCTAAAGACTTGCGTAGATTCCATCCAACGATAGCGTCCGGATGTCCATGCCAAGAGTGGTCAGAACATTCGAATATCACCGTACGATTGAACTGTGGAGAAACTGCTACCTCGTGATCCTTGCCAAGATAAAGCACGCCGCCGTTCGCGTCATCCCAATCCTTGTTAAGAAAGACTAAGAAATTTAGCCGACGCTCGAAACTCGGATCACTAGGATGTAAGTTAAAATCCACATGCGTCGCAAGACGGCCACCCTCGCCAGTCATATGCATTCCGCCACCAATGATGTCGGGAATTAATGGCGAGATACCGGTAAGAGCTTCAAGATGCATGGCCATTTTGATGGGATCGAACATCTCATCAAACCAACCTATAGTCTTCGGTCCCCACAGGTCGGGACCGCCACAACGTTTACCGTATTCTTTAGGATCCGGATAGGTGGTCCAACGCGGGTCCTCAGGTGGCGGGAATTCAGCCGCGATCTCGAACAGGCGGCCCGTATCCCACAGTCCATCTTTCACTATATGCGGGAATGGTCGCGCATTCCTAAACTGTTCCGCATCCTCGGCGGTGAACATTAACCTTGACTCGCTTTCCACTGAGAGAATGCATACGCGTGTAGTCGTTCCGTAAACAACTTCTTGTCAGCATCAACACTGGACGCACCAAGTCGATAAACATCATCGAAATCGGATTTGCTCCAAAATGGATGCATGTGTTCGACTCGCGAACCCATTGCCATAGCCCAAACATTGTGCTGCTTAGCGGCGGTCACAATCTCGTCATCAACAAAATTATGCAGATAGCCAGCATGGGCTACTATTCCCGGACCATCCCAGCCCGCTCCAACGGTGTCCACATAGGAACGTCTAATCAGCAAATGGGTTGAGTGTTCACCAGCCATAACGCGCGCATTGCCTAAATCGTTCGTACCGATAACATCAAATTTGTCACCGGCTACAAACTGTGCATGATCTAACCATCCGGCGCGAAAGCGCACGTCGTCTCCAACAGCGAATACCCAGGGCTCTTTAGTTAGCCTGAACCCATAGTTAATCTTCTCGGCAAACGTACCTGGAGACTTAATGTCATTACTCCGAGGAAGTAACAACTTACGAGCACCGTTCTCCTGCCACGCCTTAATCGTCTCTGTATCCTCGTTGTCGCAGACGGCATACACCGTAGCCATCCCGGTACTGGCCCTCAGGGACTCCATGAAGGGCTTAGCGTTCTGCGGTCGACGCATTACGGGCACGATGACAGCCGTAGCCTCAGTAGCTGGACAAGGCGTTATCTGCTGCCAGTAGTCTTGTTCACCAATCCACAACTGTTTGTGATGCGTGGTTTTCACTCCAGTGTGAACGTAGATTGGCACGTTGAGCGCGCCAGCACGAAGACAGAAAGAAAGATCCTCGCTCATCAGCTTATTGCCATGGGTCGGATTCTCGACACGGTCATACCACACGGTTCCATGTGCCGATGCAATCGCTTCGTACACTGAACGATGTACGAGCACGCACGCGCCGCCGGTACCAGCAACGCGTATAACCTTATTAACGGGATAGCCGATACGGGATACGAATCCAGTCATGCCGTCAATGGTCGCCCAATCGAACACGGTCGGGGCAATGTGATTACGATATCCGCCCATACCATCCGGGTCGCCCTGCTTGTAGGCAAAGCAGAGTGCACCAACTATAGGTCTCTCCACGGGGTGCGCTACCGCAAGCAAAGAATAAAAAGTGTCAGGACTGAAGCCCATATCAGTGTCTATCCACATCAGCCATTCAGCTTCAGTTTCTAAGAACTGCGTCACTAGCTGATTGCGTGCTTGCGGTAGCGCGTCTCCCCCGAAACACCGTACGGAAAGCCAACCACCATCAGAGGTAATATGACCCTCATGTGTAGCGTCATAACCAATCAGATTCATCATGCACTGATGAAACGATTGTGATACCTCATTCTCGTGAACGTAGCCAACCGCTACGGAATCTTTAATCATCGCTTCGGAGTTTCCCTTTTCTCACCAGGACTAGCGGTAGTAGACTCAATAGGCTTAGCCGGCTCAGGTGGCTTACTCAGCTCAGCCGGCTGAGCCACTGGCATCACAGAGAAAGTGATGCCATACACCGGATCCGCAGAGAAGACACTCGGATAGGCCTCAACAATCGGATCGTTAGCCGGCCAATGCTGGCCAAGAATGACAAGCACGGCATGTCCTTGTGGACTAGTCACGTGCGTAGTTGTCTTAGCGTAGACTACATCCACAACGAACCCCTTACTTATCATATGTCCCGTGTGGACATAGCGATAGTGATTGAATAACTCTTAACGATGGGTCACCAATCACTACCACTATGAGCTTACGGAATTACTTTTTGTTAACTTGCTTCAAATAACTCTTTATGATTCGACGTGACACACGAACGAATCGGTGCATATCTTCCCACTCCAATGGGACAGAGTTACCGGCAACTTCAATAGTAGCTAAAGGATATTTGCCATCCTTTAGATCCCATCCCCAAGCGATAACCACGTTATCAACATCGGAAGGAGCCTCATTCATAATTTCCCTTGGCATCGCGCCCACCCTTTCAGGTTATTAGGAATTGTCCCGTGTGGACAAGAAAAGGGTTTGATGACACACCATCCATACCCAATCTAATCAACACGGAATTAGCTGTTGTTCAACAGCTTGAAACCAGCGTTGTTGACAACACCACCACCGATACGGGCGTACGCGAACCAGCCACGCTGACCGGTCGGTCGGTTATTGGTCACGTCCAACAACAGCGGCACAAGCTCAACGCTCATGCCACCACGGCGGGCAATCAGGTAGTTCTGGAAATCACCCACAACGGCGAAACCAGTACCCGTAACGCTCGTAACGTCAGCCATATAGGCGTTCTCGTAAGCACCCTTGCCAAACAACACGTCAGCCCACGCGGCCGGAATGTTTTCAGTGTAGGCGTGATAGACGTTAGCCGTACCCAGCTGCCTGATAGCGTTGTTCACGCCAACACTCATCATCCAGTTAGCGTTACGACGGTAGCGCTGACCTAAGGCCTTCCACGCGCTGTACGGATCGTTGGCACCGATAGCGCCATTGGTCTGAACATGCACCTGAGTGGTGGTGTCAGCAGTCAGCGCAGTAATAAGCCCGGTCGGCTCGTTCGTACCAGAACCGAGCGTGAACTTCTGCACCAACAACTCATCATAACCAGCACTCAACAAGGTAGACATTTCCTGAGCAAAACCAGGATAGTCCTGATCAACCTCAATGGAGTACGGAATGAACCCCCGCGCCATATTAACGTTAACAACTGGCTGAGCTAAACTCGGAGAGTTGTCCGCAACCGTCGCACCTTCAGCCTGGAACGACCAGTTAACACCAGCCGAACTAACACCCTTCCATGCATTAGTGTTGACATTGACCTGTCGCGCTAACTCCATGAAAGGATTACTTGTACCCTGAGCCGTGAGGATAATACTCGGGTCAATGAAAACGGGAATACCGTATCCACCCGAAGCGGAGACACCCTCAGACATTGCGCGGTATTCCTCGTAAGCACGAAGCGCATCACGCTCTTCATCTGCAAGCAGATAACCAGCATTCGGATTCGTGATCATCTTCATCCATGCTTCGCGGTACGCCTCATTCTCTGTGACGATAACGCGACGAGCGATATCCGTGCTGCTGCGAATCTGCTTGTCGACCTCATCAATCTCATGTGTCTCAAGCCTTGCCGAGTTGTCCCGATTTTCGAGCACGCGCAACGCGCGGTCCCGAGCTTCGGAATTGGTCATCCGGCGAACATCACCGGCACTACCGTCAACCCCGTTACGAATGTTATCGTAAACGCGCTTGACGGACTCGGGTCGCTTCCGGAAGATCTCCGAAATACGGCGGTGCTCCTCGATCTTCTTAATAGCCGTCTCACGAATCTCCAGGCCAAGATCGAAAGCCTTCTGCTCATCGTCACTAAGGTCGCGTAACTCACCAGTAGGAGACTCGTGCATCTCCTTAAGGTGAGCATCCATGATTTCAACGATCTGGCGAAGCTCCTCCGCAGTTTTACCCTTGATGTCCTCAAGGGTCTGAGGGAGTAAGCCGCCCGTATCGTCTTCTGTCTTATCGCCACCCGCTTGAACGCGGATAGCCTTCCCCTTGAGGGTATAACCGAGAATGGTACCCGGTTCAACCCTTCCCTTACTATTCATCGTAGAATGCCTTTCATACGGAGCAATCGGTCGCGTTTCATAACAGCGGTACTGTATTCCTTAGCCGTTTCCTTATTGCCGCCACCGATACGCCCCGTATCCAGTCGCCCGGCATTCTTGAAATACTCTTCAAGTTCATCCATCTTTGACCTGACCGCAGCAGTAGTCTTGTCATAAGCTGGAAACACAACAGGTCCCAACTCGGGAACCTTGAGTTCAGATAACGTCCGAGATGGAACCTTGCCGGATGTTTCGACCCATGTCTCTCCACCTTCAGGAACACTGAATCTGAAAGACATTCCATCGATAGATCCGGAAGCAATAGCGTCACGAACTGGTTGAATCAGCCAATTATCACTCAATCGAGCCTCAATATAGAGACCTTTCGTGTCCTCTTCAGCCCGCGTGATATTGCCTAACGGGATCGACCCAATGAGAGGATGCTTACCATGGTCAAACTGAAACACTGGTGTCTGCTCACGTAGCGACTTAGCGAACGCACCCGACAGGATCGTCTCATCAAATTCGCCTTCCCACATCGAGTCAATGCGAGTAGGCGAATTGAATACAGCCGCATAGCCGGAAAAGTTAAGTCCATCATTAGATTGATCCACGCCGGTCTGCTCAAAGGGCAAACTACGGACGAAGGTGCTCAGTTTCTTGACTTCCATTATGGTCACTTCCCCGTAGCTGGCGGAGCATTATCGGCCGGTGGTGTAGCACCACTCTTGGCCTGTAGCTGAACACTGATCCAGCCCTGTACCGGAACTAGCAATGACATGTCATTTGCCATTACCGCGATAGCGGCGGACTCTTGCGTGAACCCACTCGAAACTAAAGTGCTAATGGTGGCGGCTTGAATCTGCGTAATTCCTGCCGCATCCGTTGCGTCTTCACGCAAGATAGGCATGTCTAGTACGTCAAACCACAGTTCGGAGTCACTAGGTACATTGACAAGAGGCGCAAGAGAGGCTGCTAGATTCTGCAACTCTGGAAACACCCACGTGTCGGCAAACATCCTTCGGACTTGCCCAAAGTTGCCAGCGTTCAAAGCCGCACCCTGTAGGCCTTCAGATAAACCAACCATAATCGCCGGGACCCGTGACAATGCGGTAATACGCGTTTCGCCCGCATTAGTAATATTCTTAAAGTCCATCTGCATAAAGTTGGAACCAACTACGGTGGCGTCAGCGCCAGCAGTTAAGTACAACGTACGATAAGCATTACCCATGCCGGTATGCTTAGATTCCAGCATATCAACAATCTCATCAAACTTAGTTTTATCAACAGCAGGAATACCCTTAACCACAAGATTAGGCGTAGCCGCATTAGAAAAGAATTTGAGTTTATGTTCGGATGCCGCTGTATCTGATTGCATCTCTCGCACGGCTGGTGTAATCCATGACATCCCCATGTTGGCGCACTCAGGATCGGGCAGTGGATACCAGTGCGCCATATCCTCAGGCAAAATAATGTGCGCTGTAGCACCAGCCTTGCTAAATCCACCGTTAACGTAGATATAGCCTATAAGCTCACTGTCAAGAGCCCAGTCAGGATTATCCGGCTCTTCCTGAGAGCCGTACACCGTGGCCACCCAATCGGGTCGCAACACTCGCAAATAGGGAGTGCTGTCCTTCTTGGTGCGACGTGTCACGTACGCGTTGCCGGCTAGTCCAACATGCCACTCCATGCGGGAGATGAGGTCACCGGTTGTGGCGTTAGTCCATGGATTTTCCAACAATGACAAGGCAGTAGTACCAAAAATGTTACGTTTCTTATTCACCGACCGCTTATTGCGAAAAGTAAATCGAGCTTGCGATAACACCATGGCTCGTACGCACTCGGCCGCGAACGCTGGCGGGCACCTCTTCATCGCTTGCGCATAGTTGGGAAGAGATGCCGCTATCTCTTTAATCTGCCGATTGTCGTAGGTGGTTTGTAGTCCACTAGTCGGACTACCGAATGCACCTTGCCCGAACCCATACGTATGGCCACCGTAGTTAAACTGATTAGCTGGCAACAGGTAGTCAGTAATCCACGTATCAATGCTTGAACGCTCTTCGCTAATCCGATCGAGGATACCCACAACCTTATCCACCTCTCGGATTGCTAGTCATGTTAGCCAGAGTTATTGCCACGTGCGCCATCCTTAAAGCCGACGCGCACGGCAGCGACCGACCAGGAGATGACGGACCAGAGAAGTCGCACAGCCTTGGCGGCCACCCATCCGGTGCCGTACAGCAGGCCGGCTAGTAAGGCCAGCAGCGACCGACACAGGGCCAGCACGACGGCCCGTGGGGGAAGCTGTACGGCTTCCTCGCGTATCCGGTCGACCGGTACACGGTCGGTCACTACCGACATGATCTACTCCTACGGTTTAGCGCCATGCTCCGAAAAACACTGGCTTTTGATGCAAGTTGTTTCGCTGAGAGGTGTAAGCCCATAAGGCATTGGTTACTGCCTCAAGTGGCGTAATGTCATCTTTGCCGCGACGGGACCACGCGACATTGTCAATACCCATACGCAACTCGGCGCCATTAGCAGCAGAATTAAGGACTTCAGGATTTATTAGGTCTGGACGGATACGGAACGAAGCATCCTGAATACCATCAAGTACTAGTCCACACGCTGCTGCTGCCTCACTACCATCAAGCACAAGGATGTCACCGTGCTTAAACTCTCCTGGCTTTTCAGGCGGGGCAAATCCATTGTCCCTTAACTCTGACTTCAATGATGCGAACGTGGCTCTCTGCATTCCCCATGCGATAGGATTGATCTCACTGCGAATAAGGGCCATACCAGCCACAATCCAGGACGTGCCCGGTGCATATTTGACCAGTCGCATGTGATCTATCCCATTTGAACCCTCACCATATAGACCTACCGCACTGTGCTTCCGATTCGGCGCAATGTCGATCCCAACGGCACATTGGCCTTCACGACGGGAATCCGGGTCTAACAAGTCGTACCACTTAGTCATGTCGATAGCTCCACCGACACCTAAGATCTCACGCGGCCAGATTCCCATACGTTCACGGACAAAACCAGCCTTACCCATTGCTTTAGCCTCACCGAGAATCCACTCCTCCGTGAGACCTTCACGATAGCCGGCAGCAGGGTTAGCTAACTTCCATAGCTCTTTATCCATATGATCAACGACTGGCTTACCATTTTCCCGGCTGTCGATATCATCTAGAGTGATATCCGGAGGTAATGACGTCCAGTCTCGGTATCCCAGCCCTGAACTGTCGCCTGATAGCGCCCGCCTACGAATGCGGTAAAGCACAGTGCCGGTATCACCACTGAGAGGTGGTGTGCTGGTGTAGATCATCTGAGGGTTAGCCATGGCTGACATGGTCGGGCGCACGGCTTCATCCTGCATGTCTGTGTAGCCGTATGCCTCATCAATCATGTTGCATTCGCCACTGAAACCACGGCCAGAATCCTTAGAGCGAGCGATAAACAATACTTGCTGTTCCGTATCGATGATCTCGATACTCTCTTCACCGTGGCCGGACTTAATCTTGATTTCGCCTGGCTGGACGTGGCCGTCCCGTTCAAGGTTGCGAATCAGTGCACGGATACGACGGAAAGCCCTAGACGAAGTCTTGAACTGATGGGCGCTATACATGATGAGCTTTTCATCAAGCAGGAATAGTCCAGCAAGAATGCGCGCCTCAAGGATCGCACCCTTGCCGTTCTGCCGTGCAACAATCTCCGCATATTCACGACATGACCATTTACCGTCATCCCGAATGGACATCATTGCATTGACCGCGTCACATTGCCAAGGATCGAGAATCAATCCGGCCTTACTGGATAGATCAATGGCATATTCACCAAGAGTGTCTTTAGCGGGAGGTAACACTTCAAGAAGCGGTTTGTTCGCGCCTCGAAAGAAGTTCATCCTTGATACCCGCTATTCCCTTTTTAACTGATACCTGGGCTGCTACAGGCTGCCTCTCAGGCGGGCGATTGGCCATAGACATGCGGAACTCAGACAGCAGACTCTTGAGTGCTACAACTTGATGTCTTGCCTCAGCCAACGCGTTGTCAACGACCAGGGTGTACTCAGTATCATCGGTCGGATTGACTACCGGATAGATCCACTGGCTGCGACCCTTGATAGTCTGGTCTAATTTATGCAATCTATCCACGACATGACACATTTCGACAACCAATATATGAACCTGAGGTTCAAGATTGCCATATACGGCCATATCCTTGTATAACCTGGCGCCACGCGGGCCGAATTGGTATTCACCAACAGGCACGCGCACATTCTCCGACTCAATCTGTTGAGCCTGTTTCACTTTATCCAATGCATGTTTACAATTGTTCGGCAAGCAGAATTCGTGATTGCCTTTATTATGCTCTCGATATCTCTTACCATTAGCGGCCTGGTCGCGCATAACTATTCATTGCCACCTTTGCCACTATGCATAACTATCCAGAAGAATGCATGGATACTGAGCGAGAAATTGTATGATCGGGGTCATCTGACCTGAAGATCCGTGACCGTGTGTGACCCACCCCCCGGGTCGGATTGTTACCCGACTTGGCTTGACAATGCATTCACGCTACTGTCAGTACAACTTTGAGGTGAAGTCGGTACACCTAGCGTTATATCTGGCCGAAATCGGC